AGTGCGCAGGATGCCATTATACTGGGGTCGATCGCATCCACGACTGATGGGACGATTGACATACCGGTAGAAGCGCAACTCAACCCTCCTACCAATAAGGTACACAAAACCGAAGCCGGCCATCTCATAGAGGTCGACAATACACCGGGTGCCGAACGTGTCCATATCAAGCATACGTCCGGGAGCTTCCTGAGAATGGAAGCCGATGGTACTATTAATATGTCGTCCTCTAACCAGACTGTGAATATCGTCGGTAACACTTCGATCACCGGTACATTGAATGTTTCGAGTACGACACACTCTGTTGGTGATGTATCAACTGATGCAGGTAATGCACCGACACTGGCAACACATACACATACAACAACTTCTATGGATACCGGCAGTGGCAGTAACTCTGGTAAGACGAATGATTCATCAGTTGCAGATGAGTAAACCAACCAATAAGAGAGTATAAATACTAGTATGTCTACACAAATATTATCAGATAAATCAGTTATAGGGGATGTCAGAAAGGCGTCACGGTCTGCTCGTAGCCGACAGTGGACTGACCTAGATTTAAATCTTGCGCTTCATCCAATTCGACAGGATATTATTCCTTTGAAGGATGATGTAGCAATTAAATATGCAGTACGTAATTTGCTTCTTACTAACTTTTATGAGAAGCCATTTAACCTGGGAGTTGGTGCAAATCTAAGAGCATTACTCTTTGAACCAGCAGATGAGATCACAAAACAAACATTACGTAAGAATATTGTAAGGTGTATAAAGGCAGGAGAACAAAGAGTTGAGGTGGTGTTCGTAAATATTGTAGATGAACCAGATGCAAACTCTTATAGAATACTTGTAAAATTTAGAATAAAAGAATACGATACTCAAGAAGATGTGGAAATCGTATTAAGACGTTTAAGGTAAAATAATATGGCAACGAATTTAAATGTAACCGAACTTGATTTTGATCAAATCAAAAGTAATTTAAAAAACTATCTAAAGACTCAGACAGAGTTTAGTAGTCATGACTTCGAAGGTTCAGGTTTATCTTCTCTCTTGGATGTGTTGGCATACAATACGCATTATAATGCGATGGCTGCTCACTTTGCTTTGAATGAAGCATTCCTTGATTCGGCACAAATACGTGGTAACATTGTATCACGTGCAAAGTTATTAGGTTACATACCCCGTTCAGTTTTAGCGCCGAGAGCCATTGTCAATATTACAGTTGATGTCTCAGGAGAAAACTCGTCTAATATACCATCTACATTAACTCTTCCTCGAGGTGCTAAACTGACCACTAATGTTGATGGAAGAAATTACAGATATGTGGTACTAAACGAACAAACTGCTTTACTATCACCTAGTTCAACATTTGTGTTTGATAATGTTACTATTGTTGAAGGTACAAGAAAGAAACTCTTATATAGAGTAGATAACGATATTGAAAATCAAAAGTTCCAGCTGTCCGACGACGATGCTGATACATCTACACTTAGAGTTCTTATTCAGGCAAATGAATTAAGTACTTCATACGATAACTATACACAATTCGAATCTCTATTGAATGTTGATTCTTCTAGTCGTGTATATTATATACAAGAAAATTCAAATGAGTTTTATGAGATATACTTTGGTGATGGAGTAACTGGTAAGAAACCAATTAATAATAATATCGTAACTCTAGATTATATCTTTACAAATGCAGGCGATTCGAATGGTGCTAATGTATTTACGAAGGTAGATAATATTGGCGGTTATAGTAATATTAGTATTTCAACTTTATCAAAAGCTGCAGGCGGTGTTGAAAAAGAAACAAACGAATCGATTCGTTTTAATGCTCCACTTACTTTTACTTCTCAGAATAGAGCAGTAACATCAGATGATTATAGAGCAATCATTAAGAAAGAATTTACAAACATTAATTCCATTTCTACCTGGGGTGGTGAAGATAACGATCCACCAGATTATGGTGCTGTATATATTTCTATTAAGCCAATCGTAAATGAAATATTAACTGCGGCTGAAAAGAATGAAATCATGAATACTATTCTAAAAGGTAAGAGTGTTGTATCGATTACTCCAGTGATTGTAGATCCTAATTATACGTATTTGGAAATCGATTGCTTCTTTAAATATAATCCCAACCTAACAGACAGAAGTTCAGTAGAGTTGCAAGCTGTTGTAAGAGATACAATTTCAGATTATAACTTTAACGAACTAAATAAATTTGACGGTGTGTTTAGACATTCGCAATTATTAAAAGCAATTGATAATGCAGATCCCTCTATTCAAAACAGTAGTGTAAGACCATATATGTTTATGACTATTACACCAAACTTAAACGGTAGTCAATTAGATAATAACTTTTCTTTAAATTTTACTTCTCCATTTTACGATACTGGTTCTGCTGAGAAGCACGTTATCAGTTCAACTAAGTTTAAGTACAATAATGAAGAATTATATTTTGGTGATATACCAATTGACGGTTCTACTAATAGACAAGTGATTGCATATAAGACAGTAAATTCTCAAAATATTACAGTGCTTAATGATTGCGGAATTGTTGATCCGTTAAAAGGAACAATCACATTAAATAAATTTACTCCTGATAGTGATTCGGATACAACTATTAGAATCACAGTTGTACCTAATTCTTTGGACCTAGCTCCTAAAAGAGATCAGTTAATTGCAATTGATCCATTAAGAGTTATTATTACTCCGAGCATAGATACAATATCAGTATCAGGTTCATCAGGAACAATTAATTATACAACGACCTCAAGGCTAAGATAAGATGGCTGGAACTCATAAATCTAATAATACTCTTTTTAGTTCTAACATATCCTCTCCTGGATATGTAGAATCTATTGCTTCGTCGAATACAAAGACGAAGGAAACTTTAAGAACTCAAGAGCTAATACCTTCAGAGATTTTAGAAAATTCTGGTGGTGTACAAGTATTATTAGATGCTTATTACAAATATATGAACTTACAAGAGTTTATATATCAAGAAACAGAAACATACGAAGATGTCATATTAGATAATAGAGCAGTCTTCAGAGTAAACGATCCACGAAATGAGAATGATCATTTCTTTACAGATGATGACGGAGCAAACTCTACATTAACTGTAAGAGATAGTAGCGGTAATATTACTACTCTCAATCTAGGTGAATTAAATGTTTCTATTACTAATGGTAATAACCTTCCAGGATCTCTTGCCGATTCTACTTCAGATATCGGTAAGACATTTACTGTAACAGGTTTTCAAAATAACGAAAATAGTAAAACAGCAACTCTTATTACCCCAGTAAAATATTGGGCCGGCCCTGGTGCATCCTACGCTCTTAATACAATTGAAGAGTCAATGGATATTGATAGCACAGCTGCAGTATACTTAGAACTAATTCAAAAAGAAATTGCAGCTGTTGTTCCGCGATCAATTCAAGTAAATAAAAGAAACCTATATAAAGCCATTGTAGACTATTATAAAATTCGTGGATCTGCAGATTCAATCGAAGTATTTTTTAGATTACTATTTGACGATGAAGTTGAAGTCGAGTATCCATGGGATGAAACACTTATACCGTCATCAGGTAATTGGGAAGTTAATGCTAGTCTTCCTAAAGGTGGTATATACTTAGATAAAAAAGGTTTCTTATCTGACACAATTAAAATTCAAGATAGTTTAAGATATCAAAAGTTTTCGTATCTTATTCGTACTGGTCAAAATTTAAGTTCATGGAATTTTTTCTATGAGCGTCTAGTACATCCAGCCGGGTTTAAATACTTTGCCGAAATTCTAATACAATTATTTGGTACACGTGATGAGCTTGGTGACGATCAGAAAATAGCTCGTGACCTCTACCATATTGGCGGACCTAATCACAATTTACCAACTGGCGAAAGCTTTACTGGATATGGAAGAACTAATAGGTTTACATTATCTTCAATGCCAGATTTACAACCAGGTGTTATCGGTATTGAGGATATTCCTTTACTAGTAAAACTTTTTGCTTCAAGCTTCTTACCATTTACGGCTGCTAAGATTCATTCATCTGCAAGATTGGCACTTACGGTTGATCAAAATTCTTCTAGTGGAACTTACGGTAAGATTACATCAGTTGAAATAGTTGAAGGTGGTTTTGGATATTCTACAGCTCCTACTGTTGTCGTGAATGGTGTTAATATTACAGGCCAATCAATTACACAAGCTTCTATTACAACCACATTAGACAGTCAAGGTAAAGTAATATCAGCGTCAATAACTAATGCTGGCGGAGGTTACTCATCTGCGTTTGCAAACACCGCAGCTAATCCAAATATATCTAAGCTTGCAAATTTAGTGGTCACACCTAATACAACTAGAACATATTCAACTCCACCAACAATAACGTTTACAGATCCTACATCTTTAGATTCAGATGGAAACTTAGCCTCTACAAACGTTACAGCAACTGCTAAATATATATTGAAGCCTACCGGGGTGGACAAAATAGAAATGCAATCAGGCGGTTCTGGTTATAGTAGTGAACCTAATGTTTCAATAACTGGCGGTGGCGGAAGTGGAGCTACTGCGAGAGCTCGTATAGAAAATGGCCTAGTATCTTTTATTACAATAATAAATCCTGGAAGTGGTTATACAGAAGTTCCAACAATATCTATTGCTGGTAACGCAACAGCTGTTGCTCAATTAGTTCCTAGTGAAGTTGCATCAACTGTTATTACAAATCCTGGATTTGGTTATATCTTTGAGCCATTTATATATCTTGGTTCTAAAGCTAAAAACGAGAATAGAGTTAAAGAGGTTCAGCTTAAGAAACAAATAGAGCTTAATCATACTGACGTAGATCCAGAGTTTAATAAAGTTACAAATCCCGTTCAGACTAATCCTTCAGTAAGAGGAAGAACTTTATATAATGGTTCTCCTTTAAAGATAGGTGTTCTTACGTCTGGTCAAAATTGGACAATTACGCAATCAACTCCAGCAAGTGATAAAGCAATGGGTGGTTATAATGTAAATGTTATTCCAGCTGGATATAGAACTAAAATAGAAAACAACTACTACAATCAGAAAACAAATATATTAGAGTCTGGTATGTTGTACGATTTTAACGAAACTTTAGAAGTATTAGGCGATGTAGAATTGCAAAGTACTTCTATAAGTGATATAAATAAATATAACGTGAATTCTTTTATTCATAACAATTAATAGGAAATAAAAATGACGGCAATAGTAACTTCTAAATTCAGAACTTTGAATGCAGAAAATTTCAAAGAAGACATAGCGGCATCAGGTACAAGTGTATTTGTTGGTATTGGTAAAACCGACGTATGGTCTAACTCAACATCTGACACGACCGATGCAGCACCATTTACTCCGTATGATACCATTGATTCGTTGGTAGAAGCTCGGGAAAACTTATTCGCGATGAAGCTATTGAATGCTTCTGATGTATCGCACGTTGTACCAAGACACACTTGGACAACCGGTAATAGTTATGTCGCCTGGGATTCTGATGATGCAGATATCTTTGATAAAAAGTTTTATGTTATTACTTCTGAGTTTAAAGTTTACAAATGTATATATGCTCCAGGTAACGCATCTACTCAAGAACCAGCACAAACATTAACAGACCCTCAAGGTGAATCAGATAATTACATTTGGAAATATATGTATACGGTAGCCGTCGCCGATGCAGAAAAATTCCTTACAACAGCTTACATGCCTGTAAAAACTATTGATCTTTCTTTATATTCCGATGACGATGCAGCTGAAACTGCTTTATCAGAAGGTGACTATGCCCAGTATTTAAACCAAAAAGCTTCAACTAATGCAAGTAAAGCTGCGGGTATTGAAAGAATAGAAGTAACAGCTGGTGGTTCTGGATATTCTTCCAATCCAACGGTTATTATTACTGGTGCTGGAACTACAGCTGCTGCTACTGCAGCGAGAACTGGTACGGCTGTAACAAGTATAACTCTTACAGATAAAGGTACAGATTATTCAACAGCTCATATTTTAATTTCTGGAGGCGGTGGTTCAGATGCTACTGCACGTGCAGTTATTTCTCCACAAAATGGACACGGTACAGATCCTGTAAAAGAGCTAGGAGCTTTCTTTATCGCTGTTAACACTTTGTTGGATGGAACCGGTGGATCTGAAGAAGACCTTACAGTAGGAAATGATTTTAGACAAATCACCCTAATTAAAAATCCAACAAACACATCAGGCGGTGCGGTTTCAACAAGCGCAACTCGTAAAGCAACTCCTGGTATCAGCTTTGCTTCAACAACTGGTACATTCCAGGTTGACGAACTTATCACTCAAGGAACTGGTGCTAATAGAGTAGAAGCTTTCATTACCGAAATTACTAGTGCAGGTGTTTATTACTATAACCAAAATAATAAAACTGGATATGGAAACTTCTTGCATACGGCTGGAACGGTTACTGGTGCTACTTCAGGTGCAACTGGAACTCCAACATCTGCGGCTAATACATTCCACACTGCAGCAGATATTAATAAGCATTCTGGAGACATCGTCTTTCTTGAAAACAGAAATCCAATTGATAGGATCTCTTCACAGATCGAAGACATTAAA